GATAATGCTGCAGGTTCGACTTCGCCGTCTAATGCCGTCAAGAGTGTCGGGCAGGAACAGACGGCCGCCGTCGTTGACAACGCTTCGTCAGCGGACCTTATGGAGACTAAACTTTTCGAATTCAATTACGACGAAGAAAGGAAAATAATAAAAAGGCGATGCAGGAAGACTGTGACATATATCATGGAACATATCATGCCCGAAGATATGCGCAATGAACCTTATGTCCAGAACAAGGTTGAACAGGATACCGAGACTCTGACAGGGCTGTATATGCAGACCAGGCTGAATGAGGTTATGCAGAGGAGTATGGTTGAACAGACTTCTAGGGGAATGTACTCCGCGAGAAACAATGAAGTGTTCGGTCAACTCTCTACCAAGATTCAGGAAATCAACAAGCAGATTGTTGACACTGAACAAAAGCTTAGGAAGACATATGTAGACTTGAAATTTGAGATTCAAGAATCCAGGGAAGAAAGGCGTGAAGCAGAAAGACCAGTTGTACAAACTATAACTGGACCAACGGCTGGCGGAGGAGTTATTGTAACATCTCCAAAATCTATAATGGATGCCGCAAGGAATAAGAAGATAGAAGCATACAAAAACGCAAAAGATACAAAAGCCGAAGTGGTAGAATAACATGATACGCGAAATTTATATAAGGAGTGAAAACGATCCCAACTTCGAACCAGGAATCATAGACTATTCCAATGAAGTTGAAAACGTGATATCCCAGATACAGATGATTCTGGGAACAAAGCCAGGCGACGTGCTCGGTGATTATTTCTTCGGCGTCGATATAGGATATGCCGTGTTCAATACGAAGATGACGGCACAGCAGGTCAGAGATAAAATCGCTGACCAGATAAGCCAGTATGTTACGCATGGTGATAAAATCTCGATAGGTGTCGACGTAAATTTCGGAGACTCAGGTAAGGGTTACGACTATGCCGTTATCGACATCTCAATAAATGGTGAAAAAGCTATCGGCTTTTTGATCGACAAGGATTAATAGTATGGCGTCGAGCGAACAGCAAATACAGAAGAATAAAAACAGAAAGGTATATACAACTGAGATAATCGAGCAGCTCAAAAAAGATAGAGCTGCTGGTTATGACATTGATTTTACCCCATTCTTCGAGAAGGACATGGATCTTCGCGCACCAAACATAACGTTTGAGATGACGGAGTGGGAATATAACGAGTATATGAAATGTTACCAGGATCCATTATACTTCATAGAGAATTACTGTAAGTTCAGAACCGACTATGGTGACACTCTTGTTACACTTAGAGATTTCCAGAAAGAAATCATAGAGATAATAACCAGCGAGGAATATAATGAAGATCTTGATCTCTTTATACCAAAGAATAGAAACGTGATATGGATGGCCGCGAGGCAGAGCTCAAAAACTACTACACTCTGTGCAATCCTCGCCCACAAGTTGATATTCAGCTATTCGAACTGTATAGCTTACGCTAATAAGGAAGATACATCAAAAGAGCTTGTCGCTAAAACAAGCAACATATTCAAGGGACTTCCGTTCTTCTTGAAGCCTGGATGTCTGAACTTTGGTCAGACTGGTTTCCAGCTTGAGAACGGTTCACGTCTTTTGTCGTCATCAACAACGAATACAGCGTCCATCGGTTTCACCATTCACTTCATGATTCTGGATGAGTTTGCCCATATTCCAGAAAATATCGTGAATAACTTCTGGAGATCCGTTTACCCTACACTTTCTTCATCAAAGGTATCTCAGTGTCTTATTATTTCTACCCCGAACGGTGTTACTAACAAATTCTATGATATTTGGAGCAAAGCTACAACTGGACAGGGAATAACAGACGCTCAGGGAAAGAAGTCTTCCTGGATTCCGTACAGGGTTGATTACTGGCAGGTTCCTGGTCATGATGAGGCTTGGGCGGAACAGATGAAGGCAGACTTCGGTGAAGAAGAATTCGCTCAAGAATTTGAGCTCCAGTTCAACAAACACTCAAAGATGTTGATGAAGACCGATTCCGCAAACTTCATCGAGAGGCTCGCAACAAACTTTGTTCATAAGCCAATTCATATTCAGAACCAATACTTAAACGATGAAAATCTTGTCTGGCACCCCGACTTCGATCCGAACAACATCGATCCTATGAAGAGGTATATAATGATAGTTGACCTTGCCGAAGGAAACGAAGACGCAGACCAATATCTCAACAGCAAAGAGAAGACGCCAGACGCGAACTCGATAAACATATTCGAGATGCGGCTGAATTCCGTGGCAAACATACGAAGATATTCTAACACTTCATGTAAAGCTGAGGACTGTGTGAGATTCGTCCAGGTCGGTAGGTTCACCTGCAATACCGAAGATGAAATATACTGCGCCCGCGTTTGCAGCGCTCTGTCATATAATCTTTTCAGGGATCATGAAAGAGACGACGTAAGGGTTATGCTTGAAATGAACTTCAACGGTAAGTCATTCTTCGAAGAATTCCGCAGACACAACTGTTATTCGGGTGCAACGATACTCAAGACATTTCACAAGAAGCCTATCCCTGGAGAGAAGAATAAGCGTAAACCTGGATTCAAGACAACACAGAATAAGGAAAGTTACTGTATAAAAGGAAACAAGCTTCTGTCAAAACACAGAACAGTAATCAGAGACAAGGCGACATTCGAGCAGATGAAGTCGTTCGGTTATGTTCGCGGCAAACTTAAAGGTATTGCGTGCCACGATGACCTATCAATGCCAGTATTCAACCACATACCAAGAATGCTTGACGAGCAGTTGTTCGTTTCGTGGATACAGGAGTTCATATATTATAATCCAGACAAGTATAAAGTCTATCAGATCAATGAGCTTATAAAGCAGTGGGCTCTGGATAATCCAGACATGAGTGATGCCGCGTTCGCCGAACTCTACGGACTCAACGATTCAGACACAACACCGTTGAGTATGTCGATAGAATATCAGCAGCAGACGAATCCGTTCTCGGAATCCAATCCGTTCATGAACAGGGATGCAGGAGTCGATTTGTCCCCGTATTCGAGCACATACCAGGGAGCGTTCAACCCATATTCAGAATCAGGAATAAGCGGGAACACTGCATTTGGCTTCGAAGTGAACAGGAACATACTCCATTATTAAACAGCCCAGACGGGTTGTTTTTATTTTTATAATTGTTTTCAGTTGTTAATTATTTTTCGTATCTTTGCGCTATGAAATTTAGAATCATAGAAGAAACACGAGGAAACGGAAAGACCAGTTTCTATCCACAGTACAAGACATTCCTGTTCTGGCATTACTTCTATGGAGATCTTTCCAGGACATACGGTCTGATATCGAAGTATCCTTGTTGGCAGAAGATTGTGTACGACAATTTCGATGACGCCAGGTGGTATATCGTAAGGAACGTAAGGTGGAGGTCTGCTGAACTCGCGGAAAACACTATTGTCTCAAAACAAATACACAACCTGGACATATAAATTGCCGAAATCGGCAAGAGACCGAAAGGTCAACGAAAACGAATCGAATAGAGAAGTTGAAGATTTACACAATGCCTAACGGCTTTGAGTTTAATTTTTACAGCCCGAAGGAAATCAAAGAACATCTTGATGAGTATATCATAGGTCAGGAGGAGGCGAAGAAGGTTCTGTCTGTCGCCGTCTACAACCATTACAAGAGAATTATATTGAGAGAGACGGATCCTGAAGCACCCGTCGACAAATCGAACGTCCTAATAGCTGGACCGACGGGGTGTGGAAAATCTGCGATGATTCGCTGCATCAGCGAATATCTAGGTGTACCTTTCTACATCGCGGACGCCACGACTCTGACTCAGGCTGGTTATGTCGGCGACGACGTAGAGAGCATACTTTCAGGACTCATAAGGAATGCAGGCTGGAACATACCGTCAGCTCAATACGGCATCGTTGCCATAGATGAGATAGACAAGCTTTCGAAGCGCGGCGCCAGCGAACACATATCGAGGGACGTCGTTGGTGAAGGTGTCCAGCAGGCTTTGCTTAAGATGGTTGAGGGCAGCGTGATAGGTGTTCCGCCACAGGAAGGCAGGAAACATCCGGAACAGCAGCTGATATACATTGATACCAGTGATATATTATTCATAGGTATGGGCGCGTTCTCAGGAATCGAGGATGACATAAAGTCACGACT